ACGCTTTGGTTAATGCAGAGGTGACAGCGTGAACAAAGCATTCCCACGATACCAATCTGCACAAATTGCCTCAAATTGGGGTTGTCATGGCTGTTGTCAAAAGCCTGACCCACAAACAATCCAAACGACAGACTACCCGCCAAACAGAGGGCAATATGCTTTTAAATGCACAAATTGCCAGTCTTGGACATTTTTCGACCTAGAAAACACAGAGGTGACAAAATGAATTATATAAATGAGCAATTATTTAAGGCTATTCCAATGCCATTGACAAACCGAAATGCCGAAGATGACAGAAATGGTCAGATTTACCTAAAAATTCGCACCAAACACGGGCAAACCAATTGGCTAAATGTCAGTCCTGAGCAGATGATGGAAATTGAGCAAATTTTAAATCAAGAGGTGACAGCATGAGCGAGAAATTAGAATGGCAAGCCCTTTGGGATGCAATGAAAGCAAATCCTGCCGAATGGATTCCTACAACAGAAGAAATGTATTGGGAAATGCTTATAGCAGTGCCGCCAAGAGCACAAAATAGAAGCGCTTTTTTAGTTGGTGAAGCTGACCATCACAATGCAGAGGGTTATCCTGTTTATTCGTGCTTTAAGCGTGCTGGAGACACTTTTTACGCCAAAAACATGACGTTTAAACAGTTCAATATTGAGGTGGCAATATGACCAACACCCAAGCACTAACCCAAGCCCTAATTCTCGCCATTACTGCGCCCGATGACGTTAAAGCCCAACAAGCCATCCAGTTATCGGAAGACCTTGTAATGCGTTTAAACAGTGCCGAGGTTGAGCAATGCAAAGCCGATGTCCTGCTAATCTTGGAAATGGCATGATTTACGCAACAATCGCTCTACTTTTAAAAATTATTTTCAGAAAATGAAAGGTGTTAAAAATGAAAGTTCAAGTTCCCAGCATAATAAACCCCATTGGTAAACAAGAAATTTTAGGATTTCTTCTTCAAAATCATAAACTTGGTGATAAATTAAACGATGAAAATATTAATGCATGGGCAAGAGATGCTGAAAATCAGTTGTCCATTGGAAATCCGCCAAGCATAGAAATTTTGTCATGGGAGAGTGTGCACGGCTACACTCAAGTATTCACTGTTAGCGAAAGTGGAGTAGATTTTCAAGAATTTGACATTGAAGAATAAGTTAGTGAGCACTTTCAAATTTTAAGCCCTTCGGGGCTTTTTTCTTGCCTACCTATACCTTGGCATGAACTGACCCAAAATAATCGCTTCTAGGCACTTTTAATGCCTTCTAAGCCACTAATCTGCGACAGTGCAAAGCCCAACATATTCAAGATTGTCATCAGACCGCAAACCTATAGCATGGAAATGCACTGCCCAACGCAAGCAAACCCTGAACCCTTCGCTTATGTTGCCATCGCCTATTGCTCGCAGTGCTTCGTATTCAATCGGGTCAAATTTGACCACTACGCCCTTTTTATCCTCAATTTCAGCCATTTATTTGTTGTCTCCAGTATTCAGCAATTAATAGCGCTTCTGCTCGGTTTATGTCCTTTTTCAGCTTCAATTTAGCCTTTGGGAATAACTGCCTAGCTTTTTCCAATGCTTCATTTTTTTCAGCGGTAAGGTTAAAGTGCTTTTTCCATCTTTGAGGGGTGACAAGGTGAAAAGGGTAGTTTGTCAGTTCACAGACCGCTGAAATAACCCCTACGGCACGACCAAAAGCAAAGGTACTGCTAACCCCTTGGTTTGGCATTGAATGGACTTGTTCCATGCATATCTGCGCCCCTTCTTTTGGGTCAACAATGGACAAAATGCGACTTTTAAACACCAAAGCCCTAATGTGCTTGTCTAAATGTTCAATGTTAAAGCTGTCAATGTAGATTCCATCATGTGAAATTGCACCTAAAGCGCCGTTGACACTTCCAGGGTCGATACCGATGTAAATCATTTAATCTCCACAAAAACAAGCTATTGCTTCTTCGTTAGCGTCAAACATATCTCTTTGCTGAGATGAGAATTTGGACATATCTGAATAGGTTGGATGGTCTTTTGAAAAATGAATAACGCTTTTTGCAAAGTTTTCTTTAGCGTAATTTTCCATTTCAACCCACCAAACAGCCCTTTCGGGTTTTTCTTGTATCAAGGAAACAATTTGAGCAACAGGCTTATGAAAGCATAAATCACAGTTTGAATGAAAACTTTTTCCGTTGTATATTGGTGTTTGTAGATTAAATGAATGTTTTTCCCAAAAATCGCCAATATGGTTGGAAACACCTCCAGCATCAGCAAGCGGTACTAAAAAGTCCCCAATCCAATCTTTTTTGTGGTCTGTGCCACTTTTACCACGCATCTTTGCCACTCGCCTTTGTTCATCTGACCTAATTCCAATCATTTGGGCGCATGGCTCGTCACTTGTTCCATAACCTTTGTCTTTCAAATACTTGTGAACAACATCAATTTTCAATTCACCTGTGCAAAACCTCATAAATCCATTTGGTAATGCTTTTCTTTTTATGCACATATCTTTGAAAGGTTCGCCATTTCTGCTTGCAGTTTCAAAATTAACGACTTCGTATCCAGCTTTGTTGTCTCTCCATTCCAGCCAAACAATAGGAACATTCCAATTTTTCTCACAATTATGGATAAATTGCAAAGTCGCTTCATCTTCCTTACCTGTGTTGGCAAAGCAGACAACAGCCTCACTTGGCAAGCTCATATTGTGAGCTTCAAGCACCCTGTAAAGCATATAAGCAGAGGTTCTGCCACCTGAAAAACTGATACAAGTTGGCTCTTTAATCTCAAACGGATTCATTTTTAACGCCTTTCATGTGTTTAACCAAATCGTCTTTAATTCCTACCCATAGACACTCAATGTGAGCATCCAATTCCTTCGCCCTGTGCCAAGCATATTCCTTCGCCGCTGGTTGTTTCGCCATCCAAATCAAATGCGCTAATGTCTCCTGATACAGATAAGGCTCTGTTGATAAGTGCTTGCGGATGCGGTCTACCATCTTTTAATTCGTCAAGTAGTTGATTTGCTTCATATTTTGTCATGCCATCTTACCCTTAAATGCTTCTTTGATTTTGGCAATAATCTCAGGGTTTGGCTTTGCATTCTTGTAATCCTCATCCAGTTTTTGTAAGGCAGGATCACGCTGTGAGCTTGCGGGGACTGTCGTTCTAACAATGTCAGCCTGTTTAAACACCATCTTTTGATTTCTTACCCAATTACGCCAAGTGGCTTGCCAATCCAGCTTTGTAGAGCCTGAACCCGCTTTTGCACTCCAGTAATCCCTAAACTGCTCACCGACACTCCGCAAATCTAAATCGGGTCTTTCCTGTTTAGCCCAGTCTGCCCATTCTGTTGGCAAAACCCAATCAGGAGAGAGGCGTGAGCCTCTTGTGGACTTTTTGGCTTCTGTCTCTGTCTCTCTCTTTGTCTCTGTCTCTGTCTCTGTCTCTGGTATAGCATCTTGCTGGCAGTCTGCTAGCACTCCGCTAGCAATCTCAAAGAATCCCTTATCAATCAATGGCTTAACACCATCTTCATATTCCTTCTTGGTGATGTGCAGTCTAAACATCAGGTCATCGACTGACCCGTCAAAAACACCATTTTTGGACTCTGATGCTAGCAACCACATCAAAGGTGCTAGCGCCTTGCTAGCAAGTGGCAAGGTCATAAATGTTCTGTCGTTTAGGGTTTCACGATGGAGTTTTATCCAAGGTGGATTGCGGTCTTTATAGTGCTGGAATACAGCCCAGTTTTTGGGTATAAGTTTCATACTAAACCTCACGTTGTCGGTCATCGTTACAAAGAGACTATGGCAGAGCGGTAACGAATCGCCTTTTCCCCCGCTAAGGGTAGCCAAGTCCACATTCTAGTTTAATAGCAGTTTGTGTTGCAATTATTTCCATAACAACAAGTGGTGCAAGTCACATACCGACCATCTTGGTAATAGGTATGGGTTGAACAAGCCGCATAGACCATTGTTGAACTAGCGGCAATCCACAATGCGATAAGTGCTTTTTTCATTTAGTTTCCTTTGTTTGTTGATGTTTTTCAATAGATTCGGCTAACAACTGGCGTAACCATTTAGTCCCACCAAGTCGTTTAAACTCATTCCACTCGCTTAAAGTGGCTCTTACGGCAATGGTCTTGCCGCTTTTGGTCATTTCAGTTTTAGGTCTTGGCATAGAGGCGAGATTGTGTAGTGTTATACAAACAACGCAATTAGGGTTTGTCCTAGTGTTCAACACTACAATCTGTGTAACACTACGACTTCTCTACCAACACATTGAAAGGCTTCAACATGGAATTCGAGATAGAACTATATGACCTTGACATTGACTTCAAGGTTTTTATTGAATGGGAATATGACCCCGACTACAGTCCCAAAGAGGGACTCTACAACAAATTCTCTTGGTCAGCTTTCTTACAAGTAGGCGATAAGCGAATTGACATTACCGATGAACTCTCAATCAAGGATGGAGAATACATTGAAAAACAGATTGAGGAGTCTTGCGATGATGGCATTTAATAAAGCCAAATGGGAAGCCTACCAGCAACTCAACGATGACGACATTATGGATGCCATCTCAGGCTCTGTAGCTATCCCTCTTGCCATCAAATCAGGCGACTGGGAGTATGCCCAACAATTCATTAAAGACCGCATTGACAACAAGATGACTCGTAGGGCTGAACTTGCTCTCTATAGCATCATCAAGACTTCCTCTATTGACGATGATGACGAACTGCGTATGCTCAGAACTCTATGGTTGAAAAACGAATACAAGGGGGATAAATGAGACTCAAAAACACTGTTGCCACCATACTTGAGGAAAACCAAAATGAACTTTTTTGCCCGTTTTGTACAAAGTCTAAAGGCAATGAAATCGATTGTTGCGACCAATCAGGAACTTGGTTCAAACTTTCCGACTTTGATTTTGATACCCAATTCTCTATTGCCCAACAAATCTTCAACTTACAGAAAGGTATACCCAACAAAAAGAGCGACTGACAAGAAATCCGAGTTTGTATATACAAATTCAATCAACACAAACATTTTAAAAACATTTCAAAAGTTTAAACAGGAGTGAATATGAACAAACAAAGCAAAGAAAATTTAGAGGTATATGTAAAGTTAGCGGTGGCACGAGCAAAGCTACGATCAAAGGTTCTTAAAAAATCAGGACATAACAAGTTCGCTGGATACAACTACTTTGAATTGGGTGACTTCTTGCATCCAATCATGGAAATATTTGATGACGTTGGCTTGATCGGGATAGTGTCGTTTACCAAAGAACAAGCTGAACTTTGCATTGTAGACACCGAAGGCGGTGGTGAGATTGTCATTACTTCACCCTTTGGGTCTGCGGCTCTTAAAGGTTGCCATGAAGTGCAGAACATTGGTGCAGTTGAAACATACCAAAGACGCTATCTTTGGGTGACAGCAATGGAGATTGTTGAGCATGATGCCCTAGACGCTACGACAGGTTCAGGCAACATTGAAACGATTGATGTAGGAATGATGATCGACCACTTGGCGGCTATTGATGCCGCATCAACTTTAGAGGAATTAAAAGATGTATACAGCACTGCTTACTCTGCTTGCGCTGGTGATAAAAGTTGGCAAAAGAAAGTGATTGATGCCAAAGAAAAGCGTAAAGGAGCATTGAAATGAACGATATTGAACAAGGCACACCCGAATGGTTTAAACAGCGTTGCGGCAAAGCCACTGCTTCTCGCATATCTGACATTGTTGCCAAAACTAAGTCAGGTTACAGCACCAGCAGGGCTAACTACATGGCTCAACTTGTAGTAGAGCGTATGACAAACCAAGTGGCAGAGTCATACACCAATGCGGCTATGGAATGGGGTACAGAGAATGAACCCTTTGCTCGCGCCGCATACGAGGCTAAAACAGGCAATATGGTAGATCAGGTAGGTGCTATTGACCATCCAACTGTTCCCATGTCTGCCGCCTCTCCTGATGGTTTGGTGGGTGATGATGGATGCCTAGAGATAAAGTGTCCCAACACGGCAACCCACATCGACACACTACTTGGTGATGAGCCAGCAAAGAAATATTATGACCAAATGCAATGGCAGATGCGATGTGCAGATAGAAGTTGGTGCGACTTTGTGAGTTTCGACCCACGAATGCCTGAACACCTTCAACTGTTCATCAAAAGAATCGAGCGCAATGATAGGTATATTGCAGAACTCGAACAAGAGGTTATCCAGTTTCTTGCGGAAGTGGATGACAAAGTTAAAAAACTCAATGAAATTAAGGTGTAAATATGGATGAAAATCAAAGGGATAACAGTGGCGTGATGTTCAAAAACGATAGGCGTGAAAAAGAATCACAGCCTCACTATAAAGGAAACATCACAGTCGATGGTCAGTCCTACTGGCTCTCAGCTTGGATTAAAGAGGGTAAATCAGGAAAATTCATGGGTCTTGCAGTCAGCCCCAAAGAAGAAGCCAATACATCCTCACCAAAGAAAAAGTCTTCCATAGAAGATATGGACTCGGACTTGCCTTTCTGATGTAACACAACGGGGAAAGCGTAAGTGAGTACCCACTAACTTTTTAATTGATAGGAGTTGATATGAGTTTGTTAGATGACACACATTTTGGTGGTGGTGTAAAGAAGTTTTTTGACTTGCCAATATTCAACAGGGTTAGGACTTCCGACCCAGTAACCAGCTATGAATCTGCTGATGCCGCCAAAGACTTGGCTTCCAAGCACTTTGGCATCATTGTGGACTGTTTAAAGGCTCATGGAGCACTTGGCAAAGATGGTATAGCCAAACATAGCGGGTTAGATAGAAGTCAAGTCTCACGCCGTTTAAACGAGTTGGAAAAGATGAATCTAATTCAGTTGACGGGCAGAACTGTAAAGTCCTCTGCGGGGCGCAATGAGCGTGAATGGAGGGCAGTCTAATGTGGGATGTCTTTGTTACTTTTATATTGATGGCTTTTGGCGCTTTCATAGTAATTGCCTTTGGCGCAATCCTTATTTGGGTTCTTTATTTATTACAGAATGAGGTTGACAATGACTGAAGAAGATGAAGCATTCAACGACATTGAACGACAAGCAAAGCAACGTAAGGAATCTGTAAAAGCAAGCCTTCTAAAGCCTAAGACTGCACAGGAGTTCTATGACGAACTACGCAATGGTGTTATTGATGAAGTTTCTCAAGAGATTGAGAAGCTAACTGGGTTTGGCAAAGACACCATAGACAGTTTGGCTATTTACATAAGAGGAATGAAGAAATGACACCAACATACAAACTGCGCTTTGTTGAGCGACCAATCAACATATGCACAAGCCCAGACGGAACTGTTAGCCACGGCACTATGGTTCGTATTCTCCAGCAATGGTGGGAACACACAGAGTGGAATGCTAAAGGCGAATGGCGTGACGTACCTTTAAAGAAAGAAGAATGACACAAGATGAAATCATTGAGATAGCAATGTTGGCTGGCTTTGATTTAAGTCCCACGCCCAATATGCTTTATACAGTGCGAGGTAACCATGCTCAACTTAAGCGCCTTATCAACCTTGTAGCCGCCAAGGAAAGAGAAGCCTGTGCAAAGGTGGCTAGGCTTTTTTACGATCAAAAGTATGGAGTGTTGCCACTTAAAAAGTCTATTGAAAGCAATAAAAACTTATTGGCACTTGAAATTGAGGAAGCCATTTTAGCAAGGGGTCAAGCATGAAGAAACATGACCACAGACAAAGTTTATGGTTGATTGCTGGAGGTGCTATTGCATGGTGTTATCAATGTGGCGCATGGAAACTTAACATGCCTAATGCACCTAGAGCATGGAATAAACCAACAGGAATTGGTGGAATAAATCCTGCAATGAAAGGCAAAGCATGACACAAGAAGCATTGAAGTTGGCGCTTAATGCGTTGGAGAGACTGGCTTTACCAAAAAATGCAGATGACATTTTTAGACGTGCCATCACCGTTATCAAAGAAGCCTTGGCACAGACGCAAGAGCCTGTGGCGTGTATTGAATACATCCCGTGTTGTACGGACAAGACTTGCCCTAAATGTAAAGCAACCACCCCACCACAGCGCACATGGGTAGGGCTGACAAATGATGAACTTACAGACTTGTTCTACAACACAAACCTTGGGCAAGCGAGCGCAGTTGCTCAAGCCATTGCGTTGCTCAAGGAGAAGAACACATGACATTTAGAGAATCAACAATCAAGTACGTCAAAGACATTTTGAGGGCAAGAACCATCCACGAAGTTATTGCCAAGGAGTTACAAGAAGCACACTTACGCAAGCTGGAAGCAGAAACCGCCGCTGAGTATGCCAATGCCGCCATACAGTACAACGAGCAACGCATAGCTAGGTTGCAAAAGCAGTTGTTAGAACACACACAAGAGGGTGACTATGCTTGACCGACTTATCCTCAGTACAGTCATGGGAATATCAGGATGGACTACTCTCTTTCCCGATACACCTAAACCTCTTACACCTTGGCAACTACAGGTAAAAGCAAAAGAAAAGTCTGTAAGTGAAGTGTGTCAGAAACCTAAAAAGCAAAGTAAGACAGTACAGCAATTATGTAAAAAATGGGGTAAAGATGATTAAGAAAAACGTGTTTGACTGGCGAGGTGAACCTAGTATTTGGATGAGAGATAAAGAACTAAAACAAGTAGCCGCTGGTCAAGCATTGGGTAAAAACGCAAGAGAACGTATTGCGTTGACAGAAAAGAAAGAATTTACGATCTATTCAAGGGCTAAACTTAGCAAATGATTCGTAAAATAAGAACATTTTACGGCAGACGTAATGGTCAACGTGGCAACAAAGTAACCACCATAGACCGAGGTGAAGCATGGTTATGTGAGAAGTGCGGGGATGTGATGTTCTTTGAACACCTAGTCCCCAAACACTTCTGCAAAAGGCTAATTAAGCCTGTAGTCCTTGGAGATACTGGGTCTTCCCTGCCACCTTAACAGCAGTCAATTCCTGCTTTTTAAGGTTGTTAGGATCATAAGATACATGAACCCAACCCGAATCAGGAACACCCTGTGTGTAGAACTCTAAGATTAATTGTGTATAGTCCAAGTTATCCATAATCCATTGGGCGAGATCAGCATTGGCAATGCCAACTATCTCTATATCTGCCGCCATGCCCTTGCAATGGTCTGAGGACTTTGAGCCATTCACAGCCGCATTACTTTCAGGACTACGATAGGCAGAGTTCACAGTAACAGACTTACCAAAGTAATCACGCACAGGCTGAAGCACCTTGTCACACAAAGTCTTCAAGTTGTCAATGATTTCCTCATCAGGTGTATTGTCTAAACCAAGACGGGTAGCAGTTTCGGATTTTGTAAGTTCTTTCAAAGAAAAATTGGCTGATAAGTTCATTTGTTTAACCTTTCGTTGTAAAAATTGATGGATTATCGTTGGCAATTGTCATAAATCAGAGATAGGATTTTACTTGGCAATAGTGCCATAACAAGGGGTTTATTATGTACAAGATTGAAATTGACATTGCAGAGTGGGATTTTGGTGTAGAAACTGTAACTATCGAAACAAAAGATTTCGACAAGATCGCAATCATTCAAGAGTTTATTGAGTTTCAACAATTGCATAGCTGGTGCGTTGACTATGATGCAATTGAGTTTGATGAAGAAGAAGTCAGCGAAGACGAAGTTGACGAAGACGAAAGCGTTGAAGACGAAGAATCCGAAGAATACGAAATCGGAGAGATCGTACAAGACGAAGATGGAGTGGTCTGGGAACGTGTGGCATAATTTAAGTGCAGTTGTTACTTGCAGGGGGGTCTTAGGACTCCCCTTTTTTTATTCAATATCATGATCTGCTTCTATGTCTCTAGCCAACTGTCGCCAATCCAAGCTACGTCTATACAATGTATATATACGCTCCTCAGTTAGTGGTTCAGATCGGCGGTTGAGTCTGACATTTGCCTGTGCCAAAGCAAATTGCGTTTCATGCAGAATGTTATGCAGTTCTTTGATTTCTGATCTGAGATAGGCTACAAGGTCATACGTCATATACCTTACCCCTAAACTCGACTTGACCTTCAGCCCATTTCATAACTAATTCAGGAAAAAGTAATTTTCCATTATGGAACGTAAGTACGGCAAACCCAGATCGCCAGTTAGTTGGAGACAATTCCAAATAATTTTCAAACTGTACCCCATCTGTATCCGCTAAAGTCCCTGTATCTACACCATAACGAGTGCCGTTATAGTCATTGAAAGGGGTTACTTTAAGGCTATGTAGATGCCCTGTAACCATCGTAACGCCAGAGTTAACAGTGTTATTGTGCGTAGCGTGTACACCACCCTTCCAGCGGTGTTTTATGACTACATCATTGGTTGCCCAACAAGCCCAACAAGGATGCCATGCAGGGAAATGGTCTTTCAAAGAAAAACCCTTAACTTGCTCATATTGAGGTGCATTAGCGGCTAGGCGGTTCTCAAACCTTGCATCATGGTTACCAAGTGTCCATACTAGATTTACATTGTGTCTTGATTTCTTGGCAGTTTCCTCAATTTCACCCATTGCCAATTCACAGGCTTTAAGTTCTTGTATTACAGATGGTGTCGAATCCCATCCAATACGAGGATAGCGAGAGATACTAGCACCATCAAATACATCTCCATTGGCAATGACAGCCTTGGGTTGAAACTCTTTAATAGCCCAAAGTAAACCTTTGTAAGCAGTAGTATGAATGCTTGGAAAAAAATGAGCATCACTAAAAACTAAAATAACACCATTTTCAATCCCCAATTCTTTCTTTGCTGGATTGTCTTTGATAGTTTGATGCGGATTATTTTTGGATTTTAGTTGCGTACCATACCTAACCTCTAGGTTGTTTTTGCGCCTAATAATATTACGCAAATCCATACCAATAGCTTTTGCCAATGCACTAGCAGATTCATGCGTTTTCCAAAGTTCAATAAACTCTTGATCGCTGTAAACAGGTTTTCCTGACATGACAACTCCAGTGAAGTTGCCTGAAATTAAACTAAATCAATGACAACAGCGTGAATCTTAACGTGATTTGTTCAATGTTTGATAAACTGTTGTATAAGCATCTATGCAAGCATTCAGTTGTCGGATGGCTTTGTCTCCATCGTCTGTGATGGCGATAAGATTTTTAGCAGTCTCTCGGTCAAGTTCGGCTGTTGCTTGAACGCTATCTCTGGGTGTAGAGGAGGCATCTGAGGCGGTGTGTACGGGGCAGACGGGACTTTGGACAGGAATCCGCAACTTGAGAGTACCAGCGTTAATAGCGGCATCACGCTTTGCAATCTGAATCTTTGCATTGTTTTCTACCTTCAATAATTGTGTTGTTTGTTTGTTTACGGCTTGAACTAGGGCTTGCTCCTTCTCCCTAGCAACGGCATTCAAAGAGGCTATTTCAGCCTGTTGGCGAGCATTCTCATCCTCGCTACCCTTATAATAACCACCACCAAAAGCGCCTAAAACAGCCATCAGGATGGCTAAAAGCACCCAAGGATTAAAGAGGCTTAACATCATCCACCTTCATCAGAGCATCAGTCTTGTCTTTGCTTGACTTGCTTGAGCCATAGAAGAACGAAATAATAGTAGCCACTGCTGTACCCAACAGAAACCCAAGAATGATGTTGGCAAAGTCTCTGCCACCTTCAGGCAACAAAATAAAGGTTACGCAAAAGAAGTACAGGACTGACGTTGCCGCCCAAAACCACGCATAGTAGTAGATAAAGTGTTTGACTGTTGTGTCATTTGGGTCTATCGGTGCTTGCATCTCGGTTTTCCTTTTCAACTTGTTTAATCAGTCTTTGCACTTTTTCTTGTTGCTGTTTGGCTTCATGCTTTGTCTGAAGTACATCCATGTACAACATACCTAAAAAAGGCAACAGCAATATGACAAGTACACAAGCGGCAATCCATCCCACTACGTTCTCCCAATCTTGCTTACCAGACCTATCACTAGCCATAGGTATAGGAGGAACAGGAAAGCTACTAACAGGTACGCTTGTTTTTCTGCTAGAAGACGCTCCCTTTCCCTTCGTAGCCATGATTCTGCATCTCGCTTTTTCCTTGCTTTCTCTTGCTCTGCCGCAATGATGTCTCTCATGCTGAACACTTCAGAATACAAAGCACCCATCTCAGGGGGTGATTGATAGACCATACACTCTCGTATCTGAACTACCAACCTCTCCATCTCTTGTTGCGCCAAAACCCTGTTCAGGGCTTCTTCCATCAAGTTCACATCATCAGCAAAAACTACAGTCCTAGCCTTCTCCTCTGACTCCCTGATATGCGCTTCTAACTGTTCTTGTAACTTGAAAAACTCACTCAGGTTCTTAACGATGTCAGCTTTGACTTGAGTTTCGTCAACAGCAACGTAGTCAGACTTTTTAGTCTTTGATACAGACTTTGCAACTTCAGGCTTGGGACTACCGCCAAATAACTTCCGCAACGTACCCCAAAATCCTTTAACCTCTTTGCCAATGGCGACAACTTCATCAGCAGTGCGCTTAATAGAGACAAACTGCTCTTTAGCTTGCTTATAGAGGTCACAGCCAGCTTGGATGTTTTTGACCAAGCCAGCCGCAAGAAGACAAATAGAGATTGGGTCAATTTTGTGTCCTTATTCTGGTACAAATTGATAGTAAGGTTCAGTTTGAGGCTCTACAACTTGGCTAGGACTTACTGCTGTTGATGCTCCAATATATCCTGTACGCAAAGCACCCATTCCTATTGCAGTAGCAAAATCTGACAAGTCTTCAGGTTTAATTATTGATTTAAGATCAATTTCTTTACCTTTTTTACTGATTAACTTAGTAGAAGAATTCAAGATTGCATTAACACCACCTTCATCTAAGAACAGTTTTCTGTGGGCTTGTTTAGTTGCTTCATCTATGTTCGACTGACCTATTAAAGACAAAATTCTGAATCCCTTGTTAAATATACTGGCAATCTGATTTACAGCAATTCCAGCTATTCTTTGAGGATTTACACCACCAGTTGCTCTCTCTATGGCAGAAGTTTCTTTAACAGCGGCGGCACGAATTGGTAAATTCTCAACATCAATCTTGTTTGCAAGTCGAGATACATCAGCCAAAGATGTTAAATTGTCGTAATGTTTCTGACCAAATATAGAGACAAAAGCATCTTTATTGTTTTCAAGATATTTCAAAGGATTTTCTGAATCCAACATCTTGTTAACTAAGCCATTTTTAACTGCAAGTTTTGCGTTTGTCTGTTCTTCAGATGATAGTTTTTTCAGGTCTGTAGAAAACTTGTTTCTATAGCCTTTACCTGTAGAACTGGTCATCTTGGATACAATTCCATCTACACCCATTGAGTCATAGTCAGCAAGGAAACTTTGACCAAGCCTTGTTCTGGCTTCTTTTGCGGCATCATCAATGGCAACTTTCTCTGTTGCCAAATATTGAGCCTTCAAGCCAACATCAGACAATCTCTGTTTTAAGGCAGGAAGTTTGTCAACAATGTCGCTATATCCACCATTGTTACTTGTCTTGTTAAGTAAATCATCAAGTTTTGCAGGGTCTATAAAACCATTCTTGTTTAACGATTGGTTATAAAGTTTTGACATGACAGACTTTTCTGCCAGAGCAATTCCCTCATTTCCAGAAACACGCAAGAATTGAGCTAATGATGTAGGACTTGAAGCAATCAATGGAGAAATCTTTTCCGCATAGTCAGCAGAACTGATTTTTTCTATAGCCGCCGCATCCTTAAATGGCACACCAACCTTGTTGAAATAGTCATTGTCCAAGTTGCTCATTGCTTGACCAAAGGGCAGTTTTTGACCCCTGAAATCAACTTCAATATTTCCACTTGCGTTTTGCACTTTATCCAATGCTTCATCAACATTGTTTTGCAACAAACGTAATTTATCTTGCCTGTTTGGGTCACGGGTTATGCGTATGTCTTCTGCAACACGCCTTTTTAATGAATCAAGGCTTGTTATATCCATTCCAATTGATAAATCAGGTGCTGTAGTTGTAGGTAGCAATCCTTGACCACCTTCAGGCAAAGCCTGTCTACGCATGGCTTTAAATTTAGCAGATTGTTCTCTTACAAGTTTCAATAATGGGGCTTGTTTAGCCCAAGGGTCGCCTTGAAATAATTCTTCTGCTGTATTCAATAAATTCTGCGTATCTTGGGCTGGTAATAATGCACCTTGTTTAGAGGCTTGATTTAAAACTGAATCATACTCAGGAGAAAGTGCGGCTTTGGCGGCTTTTTCTTTTGCCAACACAAGATTTTGTATTGCAACACCAATTTCTGTTGGTCTTGTTTGACCAGTAACATCAATGCCTGTTGTCAATTTGTTCAGTTGTTTGTCTATAAACCCAATTCTTTGGTTATAGTCAGTCTCAACCTCTGATATTTTTGCTTTTCCAGATGGCATTTCTGCACTTGGAGCAGGATACATTTCAGATGCTCTTTTACGCACAGCACCCTTCAAATCTGTATACAGTTTGTTTAATTCACCAGCAAAAGCAACATCATTTTTTGCAAGGTCTTCTAACTTTGTTCTAAACGCAATATTGTCAATACCAGTAACAGCTAAAGAACCTTTTTCACCAGTAACAAATTGCACCCTGTCTTGAATAGTTTTAAGCCTTGCTTGAAGTGTTGGGTCTGCCTCTAAAGCCTTTTCTACAAGGTCTTTTGCCCTTGAAATACCTTCTACATTTGCAAGGTCTGCAACATCAAGGTCTTTAATATTAAATCGTTCCTTGCCTTTTTCAAGCAACATTTGACCAGTTTTGGCAGTACCAGCACCTGATAACAAAGAGAAAACCAAACCACCAATTACTTGCCCTGATGTTCCAGCAACTTGTTGACCCACTTCACCGCCAAACTCACCACCAAGACCAGCCATGCCACCAGTAATTGCAGACAATGCCCTGCCCTTACCAAACAATCCAGTAATGTCAGTTGCTCCTTCAACAGCCGCACCTAAATATCTTTGCAATCCAGTTGCAGGGCGCATTTGTGGTTGAAGTCCTAATCCTCTTTGGATGGATTCAGTTGTTACAGCTTCTAACTCAGGTTGTGATGGAAATGCGCCAGCAAATGTTCCCGTTTGCATTGCACTTCCAGCCGCAAGTCTTGCTGGTGTACTTGTTAAACCACGACCCGCACTTTCCAATAAATATTGGTTCATTGTTGGTTTTTGTGGCTCATCTCCAACAATTGTTAATTGAGGAGGAATTTCCTCTGCTTTGACTAAGCCAGATTGTTCATTTTCTAAACGTAGACGAAACTCAAATTCTTCTTGTTCTGTCATTGTGTTACTCCACTTTGTTTAGCTTTCCAATCTTGATAACGCTTTTCTTTATCAGCATCAAATGGTTGATTTGGCTGTAGCGAAGATCGTTTTTGAGAATCACTAGGAGTAACTAATTTAAATTGACCTAGTTTTCTATCAAGTTGGTCAATAGTTTTTTTGTAATTTGGTGATTGGTCGTATCCCATCGATTCAGCTTGATCTTGAATAAAATTCTTTCTTTCAATTATTGCGCCACGATATAAAGCAGTCGCAAATTGTTGCGCTTGTTCTTTCGTAACATCAGTCTTTCTTCCTGTAAAGAATCCTACAACATCTTGTGACAATCTATCAGCTAAACCACCAGCCCTTGCATAACGAGCAATATCTTGGTTAGACATATTTTTGCCTTCACCAGTTAATTTTGCTATAGCGCTTGGTAAAGATGCGGCAGAAAAACTATTTTTATCAGAATTTTTAATGATATCTATTGCCGCTGGAGCATCAGACATAATTGTTGATGTTCTATCCATTACTGGGTCTTTGCTTATAAATGAACTAAAAGACAACCAATCTTTAGGAGGAATAGGCTGATTTGGAAGCATGATTGCTCCAGCCTTTGCTTCTTCTTTTCTCTTTTGGTCAACTTGTTCGTTTACCTTTGTTCTTTCTGTTTGAGATAAGTCATAATAATTTTTATTGAACAAATCTAAAGAAATGGCTTCTCTATCGCTACCGACAGAAGGGCGTGGCTCTGGTTTTTCAGGGCGCTCAAGGTAACTATTAACTGCATCATCATATTCTTTAGTTCCTTTTTGAAATCCTTTACCTAAGGCAACTCGTTCAGCTTCTTGAATTTTTGCTGGAGTTTTTGCTTCTGTTTCAATTTCCCTTAAATCTGCCACATTCCCAGTTTCTTGATATTTAGCCAAACTTGCAGACGTAAATTTTCCAGCACGAAGTAACTGTTGGAATGGGTCTGCGCCTTGTCGTTCTCTCATCCGTTGTTGAATAAGAGCATATTCACTCATGGCTTTTCTTCCAGCATCAGAAACAGCAATAGCAAATTGTTGATCGCCCGTTTGAGCCGCCATCTTTGCAACTTGCATATAAGAATCAGGATTATTAGGGTCTAACTGACTAGCCAACTGTTGTCTACGAGCAATCAACTTCAACTGTGGGTCTTCACCACCCAAAGCACCGCCAATAGCACCACCTAACTGTTGACCAGCACGATAGAAACCATACTGTGCTTGAGCCATAGGGTCAAGCTGTGCATATTGAATAGCCTGAGCCTCTTGCGCTTGACGTTGAGCCTGTTGGTACTGCTCTGGAGTAGTAAACAAACCGAGAATTTCTGATGCCATGATTTATTCCTTAGATTTGTTGTCCATCAAATGAAAATGCAGATGCAGATGGCTGTTGTCTATAGTATCTACCTTGCGCCGCTAAAAGATCATTCTGCGCCCCTGTCATCCCACTAGGTTGACCAAATCCACTAATC